CTCATTTATATGGTCAAAAAGAGTTGGAGTAAATTTGTTCATGTATTTATCATATACACCTCTAGTCTTTTCTTTGAACGCATCAATGTCATCGATCGAGAAAAATTGAACACCCTTCTCTTTTAGGTCATTCCTCAGGTTTTCTGTATCACTATCGTTCCAAATACTATTGGCACGTGCTGCTTCATTACATGCTCGCTTCATCTGCTTTCTCAAGCAATGATCCTCTTCTTCTGGGGTGTGATCTCTATAGTCACACTCACACTTGACAGAATGTCTCCAGAATGGGTGAGATGCTAGCACAACATACCCATTGATACTGTGATTCAACTCAGTAACATATTTCTTAGACGAGTCCAAGTTCACCAAATCAGTTTCATATGCATCAGCATCACCACTAACCTCAGCACCCAGAGATTCAAAGATATCCTGCTCTAATGCAGTCCCATACTGAGTTTTGATCTTGGCACCTTCAAAATCTTCTGGAGTTGTGAATGGTTTATCTCCAGCGATGACTCTACGAGATCCCCAAGGCACAATTGCCATGGATTTTATGTTCAAAAAGTTATTATAGTAGAGAACTTTTTCACCTGGTCCACTCTGGAAGAACGAGTTGGCATGGTCTTCACTCCTGAAAGCATATGGCATATCAAGTGCCGTATAATCAGTCTCACCAGTAAACCAAGGGGTTATTTTCTCTGGAATTTTATGCACCTTACTATGAATTGCTTCCCTAATCTTTTCACCCAACACAGCAGTGGGGTAAACAACTATCTGGATGGTGTTTTTAGATAAAAAATCTAATGCAGTGTCTAAATTAGCGGGTTTACCATATTCTTTCTCAAACTGATCATGGGTAAGGACATTGAACGATACTCTACCTGGCATACGCCGGGTCATCTGTGCCTCAAAAGACTCAGCAATCCTCCTAATGTAATCTACAGGTTGATCATCCAAGATCAACCAGTTCACAGTGTATGATTGGGGGTGTGCCGGTGGTTTATATCCCATAGTAGTTCCTCTCGTGCAAATTATTTAGATTATACCCAATAATTTACAATAGGGTGAACACTAGGATCTAGTTCGTGATTTTTAGGACGTTGATGTAGGATAGCAAGTGCCATCTTAGGTCTGAACGTCAAAGAACTCTCCTGCTTTGGAGCACAACCATCTCTATATGAGTAGATGATTGGAGGAAGTCGATATCTTTTTATCTTTTCGTTGTGATAGAAGTCATCAGTGCCAGCATACTTAGCGACAAACCCCCTAGCATCTTGTGCCCAGTAATCATAGATGTGCTTCGCATCATCCCAGGCAATTACACTGGAATTGAACAAAGATTTGGTTGGATTTTTGACCTGAAATGGGAGTCCTTTCCAAGAGGAATAGACTAGGGCAAATGGACTATTGATTTCCAAAATCTTAGTGATATCACCGTGGATAATCACGTCCAGATCGAAGAACAACTTACGTTTGAACCCCTGAATTTCAGGACGAACAAACATATTGATCTTCCACCATGCTGCCCACCAGTTTTTCCACTGAGCATACTTAGAGACATCGATTTCTACCACAGTAACACCCTCTTTGATGCCACTAGGGTTATCAGTGAAGCAAAAAAATGGTGCATCGGTTTGACGACGCACCATGTTGTAGAGTTTGTTTACATACTCTGCATCAAACTTGTCTCCAATCTTGATGCAGGTGATGCAAAGGTCAGATGTCTCCATCTTTACGATTCTCTGAGTAGAACTCACTGAAAGTGCCTTCAGGAAAACGTGCTTCCAGTTTCTTGATATTCATATCTAGCACCTCATCCATGTCAACTTCCAGTGCCATACATGCTTGTGCAACATACCACATGATGTCACCCAGTTCTCGTTTCAAGTGAAACAAATTCTCTTCGCTGGCAGGTTTGCCTTGGAAGATCATCTTCTTCACGATTTCAGTGAACTCACCTGCCTCTGCGGACATACCAACAGCAGCAGTAAGAAGGCGTTGCACTGCAATCTCACCACCGAGTTCCTGCAAACGGTAGATAAAGGCATCAGAATCCTGAGATTCCTTGCTTGTCACTCCGTTGACAAAACGTTGATAGTTTGTAAAATCTACTCCCATTTGAAATCGTCGAATTTGGATTTGGATTTGTTGTTGTCTTCTTTAGACGTGTACTGTACTTCTACGATGTCCTCCATCAGGTCATCCTGAGCAGTTTGTTCGCAGTCGTACAGTCTCATTTTAGCACGGTCAATGCCCACTACAAACCTCTTGTTCATGTTCAGATCGTTGTAGCGGTTCTTCAACTGCTTGACCATTATCTGGCTAAGGTTCTCCATATCTTCGGTAGAAACCAAAGCGAACATAAGATCAGCGGTAGCTGGAAGGCCAAATGATTCAGAAGTATCAGTAAGATTAGGATCTGAACTAGAAAAACCAGAGCGAGTAGTCTGCGTAGCTGAGACCACTGGGACAGAGGCTTCGACCGCGAGACCCCTGAGCTCTTCTGCGATTGCTTTGACATAAGAATAAGAATTCACGTTTGCTGCACCCCTATACCGAGAAGAGGCACAGATATTGAGATAGTCCACGAATATTATATCAGGAATGAACGTCTTTTTCAACTTCAGTTCCTGCAGTAGGGCACGGAAGTGACCCACGTGGGCAGAAGCAGTAGGATACTCCTTGACGATCAGGTGTCCCGTAGTCTTCGCGGCGATCTTTGCAATCTTCTTTGAGAAGACTTGTTCAGGTAGTTCCTGTATGTCCTGGATGTTGACATCGAGAAGGTTAGCATCAATTCTTTCTGCAATCTTCTCTTCAGCCATCTCCATTGTGATGTATAGAACGTTCTTTCCTTGGAGGAGAACACTGGCAGCGACATGGCACATAAACAAAGACTTACCGACGCCAGTGCCAGCGAGAGCGACGTTGAGCGTTTTATCACTGAGTCCACCCGAAGTAATCTTATTGAAGTATTCAAGATCAAAGGGGATTTTATTCTCGACCCGGTGATAATATGCATAGCGATCCTCGGAATCATCGAGGTAATCGTGCCCCACACTCTGGTCAAACCCGACCGCAAGAGCATCGGAAAGGATACCTGGAATGGCATCGGGAGTAAGTTTGTCATCACCACCATCAGCGACTTGGATACTCTTGATTAGTGCCAAGTAAATGGCACGTTGCTTACACCAGTCCTCAGTGGTGTCAAGTAACCACTGAGTCTCTGACTCACTCTCTTCAAGGGAAGAAACCAACTGTGTGATAGTGGTGAGTTCATCCTGAGTGATGTCAGTCCTCTTATCAATCTCAATATGAAGGATCTCCGGACTAGGGAGAGCATCATACTGAGACAAGAACGTGGCAATTTGTTCAAAGACTACCCGATCAGTCCTTTCTTCAAAGTAATCGGGTTCAATAAACGGGAGAACCTGCCTAGCATAGCTCTCATCATGTACCAAGTTATTGAGGATCGTTAGTGGGATCCTTTCACTCATTCACCACCGCCGTAAGTAAACTCACTCTGTGCTGCATCATCAATCTTTGCCATCAACTCCTCAGTAAAATACTTCTCGGGGTTAGAGTAGACCTCTTTACCATAAACTTTCTTGCCGTCAATCTCATATCGATTTCCGACTTTCTTGATTACCCCAGTGCTCTCACCGAGTTCAAGAAGACCGAAATATCGATCAAGACCACGCTCATCGTAATACAAACGAATAGAAACAGTCTTATTTTCACGACTCAAACGTGACTTGACTGTCTTAGCCTTGATAATGTTTCCGACGATTTCCGTTCCATCCTTCTCCTTTGCTTTGCTGAGATAGATGATTGTACTCGCTGCATACTTGAGTCCCGAACCTCCTCCCATCTCTTTAGTTGGTACGTAAGCTCCGATGACATCGTATGTATGATTGGTGACAATGAGTGGAACATTCGCTTGACCGAGTTTGAGTGTAAGCATTCTGAATGCACCCTTGACGAGTTGACTTTTTGTCATGTCACGGGTCTGTTTGTCCTCAAGGACATCCTTGATCTCCTTTTCAGTGGAGAGCATTCCCAGAGAGTCTAGTACAAACATCATGGGTTTGCGATCTTTTTCATCCAAACCAAGATATTTGTCAACAATCTTCAGTGCCCGGTTACGGAACTGTTCGATAGTGACCACCTGCACGTGACCAAACCTTTCCAAGTCAATGCCACGCTCAACCAGCATACCTTTCTTGATAGCAGACTCAGTGTCAAAATACATGACACCACCGTCAGGATGCTTCTCAAGAAAATTCTTTACTACCGCAAGGGAGAAGAAGGTCTTACCTGTGGAGGTCTCTCCTGCAATAGCGGTGATCTTGTCCCCACTGATACCTCCATAAATGCTACCACTAACAAGAGCATTGAAAATGTAAGAACCAGTGTCAACATACCGCTCTGTATCATCTACATCCGATGCAAGTTTTGTGTAATCATCACCGATTTCCTTGATAATGTCCTTGAAAAAATCCATGTCAAATACCTAGTAGTTTTCGTTGCCTTTCAAAGTATCCATGAAGGATCCAGGAACTGCTATTCATCTTGTTCTGTCCACCAACACCCCACTCAAAGACAACTCGTTCGTTATCTCTGTACATCTCTAGTTCTGGAGTGTTAGATGCACCCCTGTCCCCTCCATTGCAGAAGACAACAGTCTCTGCTATGTCCAGACACTTCTCGATAGCACCACAAGCACTATCATCTGCATCATCCCAGGAGATAACAGCATCAACCATGTCAAGATGCCTCACAATGTCGGCACGTTCAGTCCAACACTGGAAATACTGACCCTTTTTACGCTTCAACCAAGGATCACCGTTCAGTCCTACCACGAGGTAGTCAGAGAAGTCCTTGGCACGACCAAAATAATGTAGATGACCACTATGAATAGGGTCAAATCCGCCTGTAACCAGGCTCACTTTTTCAAAAAACATCAGATGACGTAACCAAACTGCTCTCTAACGATCCTTTTGTATGGTCCACCAGGATTAGCATCACGAACATCCTTGACCCTGTTGAGTTTTTGATAAAGAGCAGTGTCACCACCCAGTCTCAGTGCCGATACGATGGTTTCAAGTTCTTGATCGTTGATAGGAAGTTCCATAGTGCCCCAGTAGTGTTTTGATTATAGCATCAGACAAAGAAAAGATCCAGAGTTGCTGTCTTTTCTACTGACCAGCCGATAGCGTCCAGAACCGCCCTAAGCGGTTCTACAAAAGACTTATCGAACATCAACATATAGTCAACATATCCTGCTAGACCCAGTTCTTTGGGGAAATCACCGACAAATGAGATTACATTCTCTTGAGTTGGATTCGGTTTAGTCAAATAGCAGAATTTTACCTTGTCGCCATTGTTGATCGCATTATATTTAGAGTCAAGGTTATGCTTCTTCAAGTAATGGTTGTAGAGAAGTGAACCTCGTACATGGATAGGTGTACCTTTACTATAAATGGACAAACTACTCTTATATTTGTCCAAATTGTTGCAGGATCGTGGGAATGCAACAGCAGCAGGGTCCATCTTTTTGAACTCACGACGCATTTCATCGATGTATTTGATAACATCATCCTCAGTCTTGCTCATGATGATCTTCAGAGCGTCTTTGATCATCTGACGACAGGGTGCAGGGGTGGATGACTTGACTGCTTCGATACCCATGATCTTGAGTTTCGGTTCAGCAAACCTCACACCCTCAATGTCCCATGCGTTGAGGATATATCGCTTCTTAGCAGTCCAGATGCCACGCTCAGCGATGGTTTCTCGCTTCATGAACATCTTCTGCTCGTATGCATTCACATACGTCGCGAGTTCCGCGTAGCATTTCGATATGTATGGTTCAAATCGCTTCTCACAGGCATCATTGAGGAATTCGACAATCCTCTCTTTAGAAACTTTGTGTACATCAAATACGCTACGGACAAGTAGATCAAGACACAGATAGATACTGTCAGTATCGGAAGCAATAACATAGTCGTGGTCCTCAGTTTTGAGTAGTTTGTTTAGATATTGGTTCATCCGGTTCTCAATCCAGCGAATGCTGAACTGACCACCCATAGTGATTGCCTCAGCGTTCTCTAGTTTGTAATACCGGAAGTAGTTGTTGCCAATGGCACCATAAGCAGAGTTGAGTTGGATCTTCTTTGCCATTTGGATGTTGTTACACCTGGCAATCTCCTTCTCCAACGCCTTTGTAGGCGTCTTCTCGTACTCCTTCTTTGCTTGGAGCATCTTTTTCTTGAAGACCACCCTCTCACTGTAGATTTTGTCCATCAATTTGGGCAAGAATCCACGGGTTTTGGTGGTGAACATGGCACCGTTAGGGCACACAGTAACGTCCTCAAGACCAGATAGATCTACCTCCTTATCCAGCAGTTTATCGACGCTTACAGAGGGATATCTGTCGTCTAACAACGTCTCTGGTGAGATGTTGTACTGCATGATGAGGTGTGGGTACAGTGAGTTCAAGTCAAAACTCACAACCCAGTCATAAATGCCTGGTTTTGGTTCTTTTACGTAAGCACCGGCATACTTTTCGTTCTTTACCTCGTCTGCCTTGGGTGGAATGACGATACCCTTCTTCTTCAGGTCGTTGTAGATGATCATGTCCCACATTCGGACCTGATAAAACACGTCTGTGAAGTTCACCTTGGCGTCATATGCCATAGTGACAGCGAGTTCAATCAGTTTCATCTTCTCCTCAAGGGAGTCAACCAGTCTAACGTCCTGGATGTTGTATGAAACGAATTTCTGCCAGTCTTTAGTGTAAAACTCCCTGAAACTGTCGTATTCTGAGTGATCTAACTTCTTCTCACCTAGTTCGACTTCACCGATGTAATCAAGTTTATAACTTTCTTGTGCTTTGTAGGTGAATTTCTTGTACAGATCAAGGTAATCAAGGACAGTGACGCCTGCAATGTCATAGATCAGACGCTCACGGTGCATGATGAACATCTCCTCAGCAGTCACTAGACCCCATGGAGACATCTTCTTGCATGCCTTCTCACCCAGTACACGAGTGATACGCTTACACAGGTACGGAATGTCATATAACTGACAGTTCCACCCAGTTACCACGTCAGGGGTGTCACCTGACCAGTAGTTGATGAAGTGCTGCAACAAATCATACTCATCGTTGCACTGCACGTACTTGACCATAGGGTCATTGTTGTTATAAGGACCCACACCAAAGGTAAGAATACGCTTTGTGGCATAGTTCTGCAGGGTAATGCAGAGCATTTCCTCATCACAGTTCTCTACCGTGGGGAATCCCTTCTCAGCAGACACCTCGATGTCGATGGTAACCACCTTCATCTTTTTGATGTCAAACTTGATCTCATCCTCAGGATACTTATCAGAGATATACTGATAGACGTACCTATTATTGCCGTAGATATCGAAGTTCTCTACTTCACCATGAGTTTTGTAGAACTCACGGCAATCTTTGACTGTGCCTGGTTGGATACTCTGGACATATTTGCCGTCCAGTGTTTTGAATTTGGTTTTCTTACGCGACGGAACAAATAATGTGGGTTGGTAACTCTCTCTGGTTTTGATCGGGCGACCGTTTTCATACCCACGCACCAGAAAGTCGTTGCCGACCATCTGGATATTCGTGTAAAATCTCATTCAGCGGTGACCGATTGATACTTTTCCAGTTGAAACTTGTTTGGTTCTACGATAGTCAAAATACTATCAGAATGGATCATCAGTTCTTTCTGATCAGTGAAAGAAGGCCAAGACTCGAACGTGACATTCTCGGTGCAGTCGTCATGCAGCACCATCTTGTAGGGTTTGATCAGTTTACAGTCTGGTTCTCCCATCTCAGAACCAACTTCCTCGACTCGTGAGATTAGAACTGTTTCGTTCTTCAATAATAAAATCTGGATCATGGAAGCGACAGTCTTCGGTTCTTCAATTCTACCATGGACTTGCGAATCTTGTCGATGTACCCAGAATTTCTCAATTCTTTGAACACCAGGTTCTCAAACCCATACTCTCCGAACTTCTCAAGGGATGAGGCACGTCCCGCCCGGAGTTTTTTGACGATTGACTTGAGTGCTTCAGGTTTTTCTGTCTGAATCAGCGTGTCAATCTTCGCCTTCAAGTTGTTTGTCTTCTTAGTGAGTTCAAATTCATCGATCTCACTCTCATTCTTCTCTGGTTCTTGCACCCATTTGTTCTTCAGGACACTATAGACACCCTGACTCTTCTTTCTAGTGACCCCAGGACGTTCAATGTATGGTTCTACGGGTGCACCATAGACCTTTACATCATGTGTGAGTTCCCAAAGCGTCTTCTTGTCCATAAAATAGTCCGAAATTAGTTCCGGATCGCATTTTGGGACAAGTGCAGGGTCAATTACCAGGTGTACATCGATGTCACTGAACTGTGTGTAGTTGTATCCGGCGTTGCCGCCCAACATAAGCACGTCAGTGACAGCAGAATCATCCAGTTCAACGAAATCTGCGAACGCTTTCGCAAAATTCATCAGTGCTTTACGCACTTCTGGTTTGAGTTTAGTCCCAAACCAGAACTTAGGGTTCAAATCTTCCCGAAAACGCAAAGTCAGACCTGCGGTTTCCCGCAAATCTGACGCTTTTATATGATGAAGGACCCTGTTGTACACTAATTTACGACTGTCATCGTATTATTTAGAGGTAGTCCTTGCGGGCATGGTGATCAGGGACGATTTTTTTCAACGTCACGATCAAAAGTCCGTCTTCAAAGGACACTGTGTCGATGTTGACATCCTCTGCGATGGTCCAAGCACGCTCAAAGTCGCGGTTTGCCATTCCACGATGGATGTATTCACCATCCAGTGCTTTCTCACGCTTCCCTTCTACGACAAGTTTACCGTACTCGGAGTATACTTTGACCTCATCCTTCTTGAACCCCGCCAGTGCGATCTCTAGGCGTGTCTCGTGGTTGCTGAGTTGAAGGATATTGTATGGAGGGAAGTTTCCAACAGTGTTGGACTCCCAGAATTGGTTGAAGTGTGTGTCCCAACCAATAGAATTTTTGTTGATACGATCAATCAGATCCGGCAGACCAGCTGCACGAAATTTCTCGATGTTAGACATGGTAAATCCCCTAATAGGCAGATTGTGTTGTGTGGACCCCGAAGGCATCCACACTTATTTATAGCACATCTGGGAATTTTAGAGGTTCGGAGAACCGTCAGCTCTCCTGGACCCTCTTCTTACCAATGTTATACTTCGTCTCTAGTGTCCATTCAGACTTCTCGCGGAATGAGATGACTTTGATTTGATTCAATGGGGAGACATCAGCAATATTTTGCAGTGCCTCATCAGAAATCAAAACCAATCCCCAATCTACGAGGAGTTTTACAATTCTATTACGACGTTGAACGTCATTGATAGTCAGGTTTGCTCTCTTGCCGTCCAGAGCAAACAGTTCTTTGAAGTGGACAATAAAATATCTTCCCTGCTTGTGGAGAATATGGCAGGACTGATACAGTTTCTTCTCTTTACGAGATGCAACTCCAATGCGGGTTAGAGTCTCACGAACTTTTAGAAAATCATCTGGTTCTTGAAGAACCACTTCAATCATCTTAGCAGATGACCATTCATAAATGGGTTCACCACTATTCATTGCAACCCTCCGGTGTCAAGCTTTTTAGTAATATGGTCCAGCATCTCACTGGATAGAAGAGGGAGCACTTGCTTCGCCTTTTCGTCAGAATAACCGTAGTATTTTTTGACGAGTTGGAGATTCACTAGCTCATCTTTGCGGACCCAAGGAGAGAATCTCTTCTTCGATCTCAGAGTATTTAGTAAAAAGTCGTATTGTAACTTATTATCAAGTTGATGGTAGATATTCATCTCATTGGCATACATCAAGGAATCGATGTGCCCAGACAAACATCGGTTGATAATGTAGGGAAGATACTTGGACTCTAAGAGTGGATCTTCTTCAATTAGATTGGTCTTAGTCTCGTTGATTGACTTCAACCAATCTTTCAATTCAGGCATTCTTCTTACGAATAATAATACAATCGTTGTCGTAGTCTGGGACGAACTCTAAGACTTCATCCGGATCCCAACATAACTCCTCATACAAAGTATTGAGGGTCGCCATGTCTTGCCACAGGTCGGTTGGTTTTTCCATTAGGAACAATGAATTCCAACAGTATACCACATTATCTATCGGTTGAAAATTCTTTCTTTCAATTCATTTGTCCACTTATCATAATATGGAGTTCCCTTTAGTTCGTTCCTAGCATCCTCTAACTCCTTCCTCAACTGTACCAACAGCAGAACCATTCCACTGTTCAGGTGTTGTCCTCCCACCTCTTCTACGAGGTCAGGATGCTCTTCTAGGAACAAGAAGTCTGGGTAGATCGTGTTACACTTCTCCGCAAGTTTAGTAACATCGTCTGCAGATTGATTATCAATGACAAAAATCACAACCTCCTTAGTCCAGGGTTGTGACATCA